TCAGGCACCTTTATCACGTTTCTTAAATCTTTGGCTAAGTATCTGCCATCATCTACCGCAATCGCTTCACACTTACACCTAGTAAATCCAGAAGCAGAGTTAATAATCTCTTTGCATAAAGAGCACTGTGCTGATGTCATAGCTGCACCGCCTCTTCGATTGGTAAGTAACCTACTAACTTGCTGACCTTATTAGAACGTGCAAACTCTGTTGTCGCTGGCATCCAATGACTAAACCATTCAGGCTCTGGCACTTCCATCAGGTCAAAAGAAAAGACTCCTTCTGGAGTCGAATTGATATAGAAGGGAGTTAGATCCCGTTCTGCTGCCTGGGTTATCAGCTTGCGATACTTCATCTCCTCTATCAGTAGCGTGGGATAGTGAGTGTGGCGACACTTCAACTCTATGTATGCAGCAGAGTCACGACTAATGCAATCAAAGGAGTCATAGATACCCTCAGACTTCTGTAAGTCTGGGTACTTGTTATCTAACAAGAATAAGAATAGCTCAATCTCTTTCATTGCCAAGGGTTGTCACCACCCAAACCATTCTGCACCTTGCGTAATGCGCTGGTGCATCTACGATCTGCAGTAGATGTAGCACATTCTAATAGGTGTGCTACCTGTTGCAAGGTCTGTCCCTCGTGGTAGCGCAAGCGAAGTATGGTCTGGTCTTCTACTTCAAGCTTTAAGTATGAACGCTTGACATCAATCAAGGTAGCAAGCAGGTTGCCGCCTTCTGCTGGGACGCTAGGCTTCTTAGGTGAGCCATCATTAATAATGTTTTGTGCCTGCTCTAGTACCGTGTTATCTACAATGGATGCGATCACGTGAGGCAGGACCTGTGCAATCATAGCTGTATCGTAGAAAGCCTCATCACCTGTGCGATAGCCAGACTTGGACGCCTTCTCCTTGCGAGCATAGCGTTCTGCCGTACGCTTCATTTGCCAGGCTATACGCTTCTCATTGATGACACGTTGGACTGGGTTAGGTTCACTGAGCATCTCATCGAACTGCCTGCCACGTGTCAATGCCCAAGCAAGGCATTCTTGTAGTACATCGTCTCGTTCTACGTAGCCACGAAAGCGACGGGCTATTGCACTAGCAACGCTAGGTGCTATATCGTAGATAGACTTATGCAGTTCAGTCACAATCAGGTTCTTCTATCTCTGGCCATACGCCATCTAGTACCATCATTGCAATGGCAGAGTAGTTCAATAGATCTAAGAATGAATCACGCAAGGACTCGTTGCTAGGCTTAACGCCAGAGTCAAGAAGGTTATTGATGCGAGCTATCTTGTCCCACATACGTACACGCAGACCATTAAGTGGTCCACCTGGTGAATGAGCAATGTTCTTTGGGCCGTAGTCGTGATGCTTACGCACCAATAGATTGCCAGCTTGATCCATAATACGCCACACGTCAGCAATGAAAACCTCATTTACCTTGTCGGTATAGGCCGTATTAACAAGGTCTCTGTTTCCGTATTGATCTCTAGGATTTGAAAGCCCGAAGTAATCAAAATCTGTGCCGTCTGTAGCCATTCGTCTCTACTCATCCTTCTCACCCAGTAACAATGCCTTCGTTGCATCTGCACCATTGGCCAGATAGAAGTCATTGATGTCCATTGATGGGGGTAATGTTACTATTGTGCTGTTTGTTATCTCCTGTGCGACACGCTTGGAGAACTCAGCTCCTGGGTTGGTGCCATCTTCTTTGATGTCGTTGTCTCCAATGACAAACACCCTGTCATAACCTGCAAACAACTTAACAAAGTGTGGCTTCCAAGCCTGTACTCCAGGTACACCTACTGCTGGTATGCCAACAACACCTGACAAGATAACGGTATCTAGTTCACCTTCACATACTGCTATGTATGATGAGTCAATAGTTATATCGCCAACGTTATAGAGGTGAGCCTTCTGTCCCAATGGAGATCCGTACTTGGGTTTGCCATCATCTAATCGCCTGAACTTATACCCCACACACAACCCATTAGCTGTGATGTAAGGGATAGATAGCCACCCTCTGTGCATCTCGTGACCATTGATAGGGTCTGTAACTACACCCAACGAATACTGTTGGGCAACAGCATCAGATATTCCACGTCCTTCTAGATAGTTTAGAGCCTCTTCGTTTATCATCTGACTGTAATGATTGGCCGCTTCCAGCAGTGATTTCGATTGCGCGATTGAGGGCATCCTTGAACTCCAAGTTCTCTAGTTCCATAACAATATCTACTGAGCTGCCACCCTTACCGCAGGTATGACAGTAGTACAGGTTCTCGTACGTATTCATAACAGCACTACGTCTGCTGTCCTTGTGAATGCAACAACGTACGGAAGCTGATCTACCTTCTCTTACCTCACCACCATAGTGAGCAACGATTAGTCCTACGGGGATTGAGTCTGCACTAACTCTACCCTTACTCCTGCTCGCTTTACGTGTCCTGGACCAGTCTTGTGCTGGCATACACACCCCTTATCATCACACTTATCGTGCCATTGAGATGAACGCTTGTAGTGGGTAAGAGTGTTCTCTTCTCCTGCTTTATGGCAGTTCTGGCAAATCATCTTCTACCTCTTCAACTGGTACAACTTCTGGTACAAGTATCTCTGTTGTTGTTATTTCTCCACCTGGTACTGGCATTACTGTTTCTCCTTTAACCATTGAGTTAAGTCTTGGATTACCCAAGCCTGATCTATTGAAGAGTTGCGACGCTTAACTACCACGTATGACAGAGGAACTTCCCCAAGACCCCGTGCCTGTGCATAGTTAAGCGCCTCAACTTGTGCTTCTCTCCAGAACTCAGGCAGGGAAAGCGTCTGCCTGTTCTTGAGTTCAAGGATGTAGGTTTCTCCAGATATGATAACAACCATATCGCCCTCATCCTTTGCCCCAGCTTTAGTCAGACGTTCTGCAACGACACCCGCTTTGCGGAGCCACTTCATTACATCTGTCTCAAACTGAGAACCTTTGCGTCCGTTTTTATTAGCCATTGAATACTAAGCTCTCCATAGGATTAAGGTATGCAACTGGTACATACCAAGTCCTATCATTGTATCTCCACTCATCACGCTTGCATTCAGATCCAAGCTTCCAGCCTATAGCTGTGTACTCAGGTCCTTTCCATTCAGGCGCAACACGTCGTGTCTTATGACATAGACCATCAGACATTAACACATAGACAAGGTTATCATCATCTCTAGTTGAGTAACGCATCCCTCTTACTGGTGGAAATGAATAACGGATCTCTCCAAATCCTGGGATATCAAGTTCTGACTTCCATTTATTGTAGTGTGGAGTGAAGTTATCTTTACCAGCCATACGTGCGAATGCAAGTTCTGATCCTGCACACACAACGTGTTGCCAGGTTTCCCATAGGTCACCTTCTGAGTAATTGATATTCTTCGTTGGGTCACCGAAGTAAGGCTTCTGTCTTTGGTATCCAACCTCAACACAAGTAGCTTCTTCTTCTATTGTTAAAGCGTATTTAGATCTGTCCATATGTGCTCTCCTCTCCTACACCACGAAGATAAGCCCTACCTTGGGCATCATCATCTCCTATTTGGCAAGAGGCAAAGTTTACAAACAGCGATGCCCATTGAGAGGCATCAGCAAAGTGTGGACCAAAGCGGTTCTTAACTGATGCGATACGCAATAGACCCTGTGATGGGTCATACCCAAGTGTGAGCATTAAGCTCGGCAATTGACTTACCTTTCCGTGGATCGCACGTCTAGGTGGTGGCATCATAGGTGAACCATACTCTGATTGTTCTGATACGTGATGGAGTACTAAGACGCAAGCCTCTGTCTTACGTGCCATATCGTGCAACTCCATCATAATTGCACGTAGCCCTGCCCACTCATTGTCTGTTTCGGCAGCAACATTCATTAGGTTGTCTATAACGATTAGCTCTGGAGCTATTCCATAGAGTTCAACGTAAGCCTTTATCTCCATCTCAATATCATCAAGAGACGGACTAGAATCAAAGACCCATTGAATGTGTGATGTTTTAACCAAGTATGGTGCGTAGTAATTTTGTTGTTTCTCTATGTTATGTTCCACAGTAACCTGACTGTGGCCCGATAGGTGTGCAGCAGCACGGATCATAACTGTCGCGGTGTCAGTATCAGCAGAGAAGAAAAGCGTAGGCACATTTGCTTTTATTGCATAGATCAATGCGAACATTGACTTACCAGCATTAGGTGCTGCAGCTACCATACATACTTGACCGCGACGAAACTTGATAGATTGCTTAACTAAATTCTTCCACACAT